TGGCTGATAATAACTTTTTTGTCGTCTGTTAATACAGCAAACGGTTTACTTGCCGCAAGAATATAATCAGGTCTGTACTCATCGGGCATAGCAAGAGCAAAATGTGTTAACTTACTTTTAGGGATAAGATAAGTCATCTTTTCTAAATGACGAATACCTGCCTCGCAAAAATGTATTTTGTTATACTTGTTAGTGTATTCTTTGCATATCTCTAGGGCATGGCGTACAGTCCAAACGTAATTATCGCTACTGTCGCCTACCCATCGAGTACACGGATGATTATGATAGCCACCCTTGAGAGGCGTACCTTTCTTAGTAAGTGGCATCATGTCGGGTGTAGCACCGTGTCTAATCACGGCACTACCTAACATTTGAAGCATCTCAACAGTCATTTTAGGCAGGTGTTTATTGCAGTAATCTCTTGCCGCTAATTCAGGGTTCTCATTTAGTACAAATATATTCATTCTTCTTCGCTCCTTGCTGAGTAACTTTTGCCGCATACTCTACAACTTTGTTCGCCTATAACTCTAGGACAGCCCGACTCTTTGCATGACATTTTATTGTATCTCATGGTACTCCGACTCCGACTTTACTTTTAAGGTTGTAGTAGTATGATTCACAAACGTGAAAGGGAGGTTGCCCCCCCAATCACTTTATGTTTATAGGTAATCTCCTACTAGAGACTCCCATGCCTTTGCTTTCATTCTTGAGCCTGTACCCATGATTGCCGACTCGACTCTCTTAGCGTTAGACTTCTCACCTTTGCGGTCAAATGTCCATTCGTGGTCTATGTAGTAAGTTGCCGTATTGAAGGCGGCGAAGGCACTAGAACCGTTGCCGTTGTGGTTGTTGGTAGGATGTGCTTCAACCTCTAGTAATCTGTCTAGTGTGTTGTTGCCTCTTGTGGTCAATCCTAGAGGGTTAGCCGCTTCGACCAACTCTTCATTTTGTTTTATCCCAAAAGTATCTAAGTAAAAAGATACTCTATCTTCTTGAGTCATCTCAATGTTAACTAATTCTTGAGCGTCTAAGACGAATTGTTGGTTGAGCATATCCACTACCTTTAGTGCCTCGACTAATTCCGCAACTCTCTCTTCTTGCTTTGCTGAATGGCGTATTACTAATTTCTTAGGGTCAATACCTGCTCTCTTGATACCTGCCATTAGATGACTGAATTGGTTAGAACATCCGATAATTACGTTGCTAGGAATTACTCTAATTCCACCGCTACCGTCGTGTGTATTTGTAAGGTAAATGTATTGGTCTACATCATCCCATCCTGTTATAGTAAATCCTTCGGGTAGTTTGAAAGATGCGAATAATTTCTCTCCTTCGCCAATCATACCTATCTTATCCCAATCAATTTCACCGCGTTGTACTAATTCATTAGCAATACCTAATAGTCTATCATTTTGCATTGGTACATATGTACGGCCTACTACGCCTAAAGTCATGTCGTTATCTTGTCTAAAGATACGATTAAACTTAGACCTAATCGGTTTACCTTTCGAGGTATATAGTGGCTCTATTGCCACATCGAAGTTAAGTCCGGCGTTAGCCAAGACCTCTTCGGCAGTCGTTCCTTGTGCGTCATTTCCAAAGCGGCCAATTGCCGCCATCATGTTTCTCATTGTCATGTTATTGTTCCTCCCTGTTTGTTGGGTGAATTGTCCTCGAGGCTTCCACTCTTAAAGGTGTCGCCTCCTGCTTCTCAAGCGTCATATATTTCGCTTTTGCATAGTTACTTTTAGCCCTAATTAAAGGTGTATTTGTCATTTAAAACTCCCTCACTAATATTGAATCATCGTCTAAAACGATGTGGTAGGTGTTATCCTCTAGGTACTCGAAAACATCGTCATCATCGTATGTTTCCGGTGCATCGTAAAAGTATGTCTGTCTCACTTCGTCTATGTTATCCCATTGAGTCCACTCGCAACAAATACCTATAACGTCTAATTCGTAAGCCTGTGATAACTCAAAATGCTCTCCGGTCATTTCATCATAATAATGGAATAACTCTTCGACTGCTTCTATGGTAAAATTACCATGCGTCTCACTAGTTTTCAATCGTCCGTAATTTCTAAATGCGTCTATCATTCCGTATTTTCCTATTCTTGTGTATATCATTTCTTATCACTCCTTATATTTCTCTCTCGTTGTACTTTACTCTTAAACCTATCTTATTGTGCCTCACAAGCGTCGCATATTACTCTCATTCGTGCTTCTCTGATATCATTCTTATTGACCTTAGAAGCCTTGATTGCTAGCATTTCTGTATCGCATCCCGCACATACTCCCGCTATTCCTTTTAGCATAAAACTAACTGCCTCGGTTGTGATACAATCGGCTGTATATCTCCAAGTAATCGGGTTGATATTTATTATTTTCTTAATACTAACAGCCTCATTGATGAGGGCAATTTTAGCGGCTGATAATCCCGCTTTGTGGCAGGTTGGAAGATGTTGCCTTTGAGGGCAACCACATTCACGAAATCCTGTAAATCGACCATTCAATGAGCCGACTCTTGCCTTGACATCTCCGAGGCCATTAGTACCGCCTGTTTTACCTCTTGCTGATGCTACCGGACACTTCTCGCCGTGTGCTTTGTGGTCGCGACCTTTACAGGCTTTATAGCGGCATGGTTTACCGACTTGAGGGGTTACTTTTGGCGTAGAAATAACTACGATTTCAAGACCTGCTTCTCTCATCAGTTTTCGATATTGAGTAGTGTGGCCTCCTAGCGACCTCGATGAATATTTGATGCCTAGAGCCATGTTATTTCGAGCCGTTTTCATATCGGCCTTCTTAGCCTCGATTCGTGCTAGAATATCGCTCATTGAATCACCCTTCTAACCCATGCCCTACCGTTCCATACTAATACTGAATCAGCATTAAAAAAGTAGTTGTTAATCTTAGCATTAGACCAAGACCTTCGTAAAACACTCGGACCTCTCAAAGTACCATTATCAATGGCTTCGTTAATATCCTCTTCGGTGTGAGGATTAGACTCAAGATAAAAGAAACTCATTCAAATCTCTCCGAAGGGGTTACAATCAGGGCTACAAGCACCCAAATGATGAATGCTATCAGCCGGTAAGAATTGGCTCACAAGTTTACTAGGGTACTTGATTACCCACTCACAAAAGGGGCATATGTCGTTAGGCGTTGGGTTCGCGTTGTTGTCCATTAAGCCGTGATACGTGGGTTCGGTACTTATAGTTATGGGAAAACTAACCTCGATTGATGGGGTTGTTATTACGGTTGAAATAAGTCGCCTATGATATTGACCCTCTAACATACCTATCAAGGCGTGTGAGAGCATCCACACGTAAAAAGGTTGCTATGTACGCATCACAAGCGTCAAAGTCAAAATCTGTTGAATGACTTACCTGTTATATAGAGATAGAATCGCATTTACTTTAACCCTAATACAAAACTACCTTTACGATTATTCAATACCCGCCACGACCTAACCTAATCTGAGATGAGATGGGGGTTTATAATCATTATGAATCGTGTATCACAAGCGTCGAGAGAGTACCACCTCGAAAAGACTATAAGCCCCCTGTGTTAACATTATATTGGACGACTCCCTACGGTCGCCGGTACATCGACTTGCATCTGAGATGAGATGGCGGTATATATACTTTGGTATATCACAATCACAAATCAAGTGAGAATGCTACACCCATAAGTATATAAGCAGATTTGGATTTGGATTCAGACACACGTTTTTGTTTTTGTATATACACACTAGTGTGTGTGTTATGTCGTACCCAACCCCGTGTTTAAGACGAGATGGGGGTTTATAATCTTTTAGATTTTAGATTCTCATTTGGATTTTTGATTTTGTTTATTTTTTGGATTTTCTTTTTTTCTTCTTTTTTCTTTAATTTTGGGGTTGATTTCAAGGTATTATATAAAAACAAAAAGACTATAAGCCGAGCCTACATATCAAAGAACATGGAGATAGACGGTACTTATCTAATGCACAACAACGAACGCCTTTCGTTTAGCGAGGGTTATCAAGTGGGGGTTACACATATAATCAATAGGCCGACCTTCTTCTTATTTGATGACGTTCAAACTCATGTCCTCAAATATTTAATTGGTATGGATGAACAACTTGAAAGTATAGGGCATATATTTGATGCGGCCGAATTTGATATTCGAAACTCATGTCAATCGGGTCATTCAATCCGTTCTGACTTAGTTATGGACGATGAACAATTTAACACGCTCAAATCGTTTTCAATGAATGCTAACAGCCTAACTAATTTCATCCCTCGGTCATTTCATGAGGGCCACCCGATGAATTTATTCGGCGGAATATGGGAAGATAAAAAAGAGCAAGTTCATGTCGATGTATCATCATGGGTTCAAGATTTAGATGCGGCTTTAGATTTAGGGAAGAAGTATAATCAAATATCAATATTCGATTGGTCAATAATGAAATGCCGATGCACTAAGACGGGTGAAATACTAGAATATTAAATCTAAAACTTGGGGTTCTTACGCCCCACAAAAAATTAAATTTGGATTTGGATTCAGAGCGTACGCTTTGTCTTTTGTATATATACACAAGTGTGTGATTTTTGGATTTTGGGTTTTGAATCTTTTTTGGATTTTTGGGTTTTGAACTTTTTTCTTTTTTTTACCTACCTGCCTGCCTGCATAACAAATAAGGCCGAGATTACTAAAACCATAAGTATATATACCGGCATACAGTCCGAGATATATGAGCCTAACAAGAAAAGACTATGAAATGATAGTATATTGCCTAACGACAACAAGCCGACCGAATGGGTTGGTTGGATTTGATGAGAATGTTAAATCCTTTTACCATGAGATAATAAGTAATTTTATACAGCATTTATCAGCCGATAATCCTAGATTCAATAAGGCTGTTTTTTTAGATGCTTTGGATGAAAACGGATGGGAGTTGGTATCAAGAGGTATGCTAAATGACTAAACCATAAGTATATATACCCCCCCCGTCTACGATAGAACATGGAGGAAACACCCGACATGAAAGAAATAACGGAAACACGAATGCGTACAATGTACCTAGCAGGAGAGAGCGAAAAAGCAATAGACGCTTACCTATATGGTGTACTAGAGGCGTGCCACGCACAAGGCATAGAGACACCTGTAATATGGACTCTAAACTATATGTGTGGTCGCGTTGACCGTCTATATATGACAGACGAAGAATGGGATGCTATTAACGCAGAATATTAAGACCTAAGAAAAAGGAGACGTAAAAACACGGGGGGTATATACCCCCGTGTATAAATAATTTGGATTTGGATTTTGGATTCAATTTTTGTTTTTATTTTTTCACACAAGAGTGTATTACTCTTCCCACAAAAGAAGTTATCGGGGGGTTATGACATGGGATGGGGGTATATAGTCTTTCGCTACTACTATTCTCACTATGTACCACGAAAAAGTGTACTTGGGGGCTATGATATGAGATGTAGGCTTATAGTCTTTCCGCCCTACGGGTCTGTTAACCAATAAGAGAACGCTACCCACAAAAGACTATATACTGTGTTGGAGTCGGAAGGTCATGGAGTACGAAGATAATTGTAACTGCTGCCAAACGGAAATACGAATAACAGGGGCATACCTAGGTAGTTATGACGAGTGTTATTGTGAGGATTGTGGGTGGGAAGGTGAGCATTGTGGCCTTGACTGCCGCCGCCCTATGACCAATGAAGAAAGAGTAGATTTTGACATTGATTGTAGACAAGACTCAACTCTTTGAATGTGAATAAATAAATATTTATTGACCGGATTTACATAAAACTCCTGCCTCTAAATGGGGCAGGAGTCAAAAAAAATAATTGGATTTGGATTTTAATATCTCTTTCTTTTTTTGTATTATATACACTAGTGTTAAATAATTGGATTTGGATTCAAACTTCTTTTTTCTTTTTTAATATAACAGGATATTATAATAGAGATAAAAATAAGAGAATGCCACTTCTATACCTTTAAGTAGTATGAAAAATTGGCTTTAATTGTAGAGATACAGGAGGAAAAAATCATGACTGAAAAATTATTACAATTTGTGTTGAAATATTGGAACGAAATAAATGGCTATGGAAAACCTACATTTGATATGGAACAGAATCAAATCTATGTTGTTATACCAATTGATGTATTATTAGATACATTAGATATGTCATTCCATGAGTTTAGTAATCTAAAACAAGATTACCAAGACGACCAATAATCAAGTATGATGGTCTTACACATCTCAATCCTCTCTCAAGTCAAACACTCGTAAAACTTGAGAGGGGGGTTATAATATTTGGATTTGGATTTGGATTCTCTTTTCTTTTTTCTTTTTATATACACTAGTGTTAATAATTATGATAAAATTAAGAGAAAAGCCAGAAACAAAACATTTATATACTGACACCAATTCCGATAAATTGTAGAGATACAGGAGGAAAACAAAAATGCAAAAACCATATACAATAACACATGAAATTTGGGCAGATTATTACGCTGTTCAAAAATCTGGAACAATGAATATGTTTGGTCATCCGTATGTAATATACTTCTTTGAAGGAGACGCATACAGTCAAGCAAAAAATCATTTTGAAGTTGAAGGTAACACATCTGATTTACTCATTGAGTGAATCAAATATTATCTGACAGAATTACATAAATCCTTTCAGGATTCAAATAGATTTGGATTCTGAGAGGGCTTCTTTTTTTTGTTTATTATACACTAGTGTTAAATAATTGGATTTGGATTTTAACCGGCCTTTTCTTTTTCTAGTAGGGGGGCTACTTAAGATATAAAGCAAAATAAAAAGGCAGTTTAACCTTATACTAGATTACTTGAATACGTGTTATTGCATCCGATTTAATCGGCTAGGCATCAAGTAGAATCTAGCATAAGGGTTTGGTAGTCGTGCTTAGGACTACTATTGAGTTTGAGGCCGCCCCATGAGATGCCTGCCGACATCCCATGAGGGGTTTACGTGTTTCTATCTAGTAAGTCTCAAGAATCTAATGCTTCCCAAGTCTTATCTCTTTTATATCGGCTTCCACCAACCTTAGAATGATGTTCTGCTAATGTCTCATTATTTGTGATGTCTATTTGTTCTCTTCTTACACCCGAATCTAAGTGCCTAGTAAATAGTTCAATCATGTTAGGGTTATCTAATACCTTTCTTAGACTATCTCTTGAGTCTAAGTCAAGATAACCGCAAACATAACCGAAGCCACATTCATTCAACGCATTGAATAGTTGTTTAATCTTGGTTGTTGAGTTTGTTTCACCATTGTAAGCCATTCTCATTATACCATTGAACCATTCAATCGCATCTATATCTTCTAAAGTTAATAATTCACCATCTTTCTTATTCATAATTTATTACCTCCTTTATTATTTATTTTATTAAGTTAAGAGTAAGGCGGTGGGTTGCAAATCCACCCCCCTACAATTTTGTGTAGTTCCGTCTAATACTTGTTTACTCTTGATAGACATTCTCTATTAAGCACACATTTAAGTTCTCTATTGCCGCATATACTTCCATTAGAGTATTCTCTAAGTGTGTAATGCGTCTCTCTAACCTATTAACTTTAGCATTATGGTTGTCGGTTATTCTTTCAACAAATGCTGCGGTATGTACGGCTCGAGTGCCTTTATCATTCATAATTTATCATCTCCTTTTGATATATGTTTATCTTGTTAAGTTAAGAGAGAGGCGGCGTATTGCAGTACGCCCCCCCTCAATTTTGTGTAATTCCGTCTCGGCTAACTTTAACAGTTAGCGTCAATAATCCATTCTGAATATTCATATTCATCCGTGATTATACTTAGTTTTAGTTCATCTCTCATATCTATTGTTTCACCCCCATTGTCGATGTGTTAGTAGTAGGCCACACCCCCCATATAGAGGGGTGGGCTTTGTGTAAGTCCGTCTGAGGCATCAGCCTCATACTGCTTCGATGTGGTCGACTTCGGCATCACTGATGTCAACTAAATCACTCAGGGTATTATCCCATAAGTCATCTAGGTAATCAGTGATGTCAACGTCAAGCACTAAGTGTATGCGTATATCTGTCATAATCTTAGTCTCCTTTTATTTTCTGTTTTATAGTAATCATCCGAGTTGACTACTTACCTAATTAAAGGGCTTCGACTTCTGAATGTGTCATAAATGATTTTTAGTCATCTCCGATTCATTTTTGATTTTTCGACTTGGGTATTTGATTTATACCAATGTCTGAATTAGTGCTATCACACCTCTTCTTACTGACTTGGCGATTCGCATTCTGCGTTTTTCCAAGCCGGCCGAGTCTCGCTCGCTACCTAAGCCTCGGTCAGCATACTCCTTATTAAGGCTTTCGGTCTAGCATTTCCTGGCTCTTTTTTAGTGTTTTTTTTGCACCGAGTGTAGTGTATAACACCTAGTGTAGTGTATAACACCTAGTGTGCCTTACTACACTTAGTTCCAAAAATACACCGATATACGTACCTATACCCGCCTAGCATCACGAACAATTTACAATATTTTTTTGAAATTTTTTTTTACAATTTTTTTCGCCAATAGCGTACTCTCTTACCCATGACCTTTTTGTATTTATCTTCCATGTAAATATCGTCGAGTTTACGCATATACTTATGCACCCCGCAAGAATGCAATTGAGTCCATCGTGCAGGTACAACTTCGTTTACCTTCCACATAACTTCCTCGTTCGTTCTCCATTCGTCAAAATAGTCCGAGTTTGCTAACTCCTGCAAACGGTCTAAATATAATGTCTTTTTACTTTTTGGGCCAAATACTGTTCTCATAATCTTCTTCTCTCCATTACTCTCCCACCAACACCTGTATTAGACGGTCTGTTAATATTTGCTTTACCACCTAACCATTGTCCACCCGTCATAGTTTTCATAACTACGGGCATATCGGGAATCTTATATGTAAATTGGTCTATTGCGTGTGCAAGAGCCATTACTGTATCGTTGTGAACACCTAAGTCCACTATAACACCATCACGCCAAGCGTGAAGTCTTAATTCTTCTAGGATAATCTCGACCATCCTACGTGTCTCATCATTTCCATAAGGGAATACTATCATCTCTCTTTCAAACCAAACTCTAAGTCTATTTAGCAATCCTTGTTTGAGTGTCCTGTTTCCTACCTTACTAGGCCTGTAATCCACTACCGCACCTTTTTGTGCAAGCAAACTTTCATACATCTGTTGGAAGCCAACATCCTCAACTGCTACTCCGCAGTTACCATAGCGTTTAGACCATTCGATTAACATATCTGCTTGTTTATCCGGTGGGAAGTCATTTCTTCTCCACATATTTACAAAATGAACAAATCCTTGTTCGTCTTGTCTAAGGCATATCATTACGCTGTAATCTTTACCAAGACCGTGTGCAGGGTCAAATCCTATAATGTATCTGTTGTTATCTAGTTTATCAGTCTGTATAGTATGTTCCATAACAAGATTCTTACGAATTAGGTTGTTAGGATATACCGAAGCGTCATCGTCAACAACCCTACATAGGTATTCCTGCGAAAACTCCAAGTCTCCTATTGCTTCTTTCTGTTCTAACAAAAACTTTACACTACGATACTCCGGCCAAAGTGCTTTAGGGTTAATATCACTATCACTAGATTTCCATTCATCATAATTTACTATACTACTCCAAGTACCGCTTTTCCAAGTCTTTTTACTTAACATCTCAGTATGGTACAAATCAGTCATAGACATAGGTGTACCAACCACGTAAAACGTACTTCCGGGCGATAACATAGGGGAAATTGCCTTCCTAAACCATTGTTGTAAAGTGTGAGGATTCATCTCATCAGAATCAACCAACACATCGTCAAATGCTACACACGCAGGATGTTCACCACGAATTGCCGAACCTACCGATGTAGCCATTATCCAAGACCCATTGGTAAAGTACATTTCTGTTTTATTACCCCTCTTCGGGTCGAGATACCTAGACAATTGAGGATGTTGTTTCATGTCCTCTCTAATCTCTTGTAATCTTCTAATAGCAGTATCTTTACTCGCAGAAATCAACCAACAAGTAAAAGGTTTACCATTCGCTTTCTTTTCAAACAAACATTGATGCAATAGTTTTACCCTAAGAGTAGTTGACTTACTATGGTCGCGGGGAGCAATAATACAAACACGATGCACTTCTGCACCCTTTCTATCACCGTACATTTCCATCCAATCTCCTATGTGGTCGCCCCAAGTATAACCTAACCATTGGTAGAAATACTTAATGTCTTTTCGACTGCGTTCCATAGAAAAATCTTGCATAAAACCCATAATATCACCTCGGATGTAAGTCTTTCTTACCACAGTAAGGACACTTACCTTCAACCGCCAAGTGCATTTGAATACGTGGGGCTTCCCACCCACACGACCAACACTTAGCAGAAGTCCATCTCATTCATGTACCACCGGCGCAAACAGACTACCAATTAGCCCTTCTTCTTTATCTATAATATACGCAGACAATCCTGCTTTAGCCATAACATATCCGTTACGACTATGGTATCTATCTTCACCTGCAAGACTAGGAAGTTGAATTATTAAACAACCACCCATTTCTCGCATTTGTTGATGATGAAGATGTCCATGAAACCAAAGTTTGTGGGATGTTTTACCCCAAGCACTTCTTTCTTCATGTGCCATCAAAGCATTTAGTTTATTCATAACTTTACCATCACCGTGAGTAAATCCAATTAAGTTATTACCGTAAGTAACATATTGTCTAATTTCAGGAGAAACTACTACGTTTACATCCTTACAATCTCTATAATACGCATCAAGATACATCATTAGCATAATACTAGTATGTCTATCGTGATTACCACCCATAAATATTAAGTCTACATCAGAAACCGTTCTCAAAAGGTCTATATGTTGCCTTGCTAGGTCGCATCCTTCCATTAATATTTGTGCAGGAGTAGCGGCCATATCTTGTGCCGTACCTTTAGTAGTTGTACCAACATCATTGTCTACATGAAACCAATCAGACCCAACACCAACAAAGAATTTTTCCGGCTTACTAGGAAGTCTTTTCAACAACTCTTCGGTCTTTGTCAAAACCCTATGTCTAGCCTCTTCTAAGTCATAACTTTGTCCAACTTCATCAACCCAACCATATTTACCAAAATGTAAGTCAGTTGGGGAAAGTACGACGGCAAAATCACCATCTTTTTGTGCCTTAGTACGCTTTACGGAAGCAGGCTTCCACTTTTGTGCTATTTCTAGGAAATCTTTTTTGACTGTCTCGTTAAAGTAGTTATATTTCATAGCATCTTTCTCGACTTGCCTCCATCTCTTACCTTCTGCCTTCTTAATAATTTCAATTTTACGCATGGCTAGTATTTCGTCAACTAAATCGTCAACGGTGTTACCTTCTATCTCTTTATCCGTAAATGGTTGCATACCATGAGTCCATTTGTTAACTCTAACGTATTCACTTACCCAAGCAGGCGGCATTTCAAACTCTCTAGCCATTTCTTCGGTTGTCAAGTTACCTCCCGCCTCAGAATATGCTTTTTTCATGGCTCGGTGTTTATCTCCCTCCACTACATAGAAACCATCTACTGCTTCCATGACTACTAAGTACTTATCTGCTACTTCATCGTGATATACTTTAGTTCTTTCATTTACAACAGCATGGTATTCTTCTTTATCCTTAAAAGGACTATTTCCTTCTTTCATCCATCGCTGTATTGCTGAACGCCAAGCATTCTTTGAACGCTTTGGCTCAACTTCGTGTAGAAATTCAGCAAACTCGCTAATATTACTAAAACTTCTATCTTTGGCAAACTTTTCTATGAGGTCTTGGCCTCCATGCACCCTTCGCATAAACAAAGGTTATTTGAAGGGATATATAAGTATTAGCCTATTAATTTCTATTAGTTTGATGTTTTACAAAATAAATAAACCGCTAGACTGCTAGGCTACTCATAATTAATTTTATTTCTTCTTTAGTATGTTTGGTAAACCCCCCTACCCTCTATTAGTTAACGTAGTTAACTTCTCTATACTAAAGAAAGAATAAAAGAAATAAAAAAATATAACGCAGTAAAGCGTTTAATTCTTTCAGTAAATCGCAAAAACATTAAAAAAAATAAAAACGAAGTATTAAACGTCAATTATACCCTCGATATGATATGGCCGAGCGTAGCAGGTGGAATATATTTCGTGGTAACACCAAAAAAGAGAATCCTAATCAAATTATACAAAGAGCAGGTATGATGATTGAGCCTTTCAATCAAGTAGCGGGTGTACCCGATATTGTGAGAGACACTGAAAGATTGAGAAAAGACAGTAACCACGACAATGAATTTGACCTTTATGATAGTATGTTAAAGTTAGACCCCGAACTAAATGGTGCTGTACGTGCTGTTTCTCTTACGGCTAATAACTATGAAATAAATTACGCTAACGGTAAAAACTCACAAATAAGAGAGTCCATACGTGAGTTAGTTGAAGATACTCTTGATTTTGATGACATTATGATAAATGCTATGCGAGGTCTTATGGTCTATGGTAATGACATCAACAAAATAGTAGGTAAAGAAGGTGTAGGTATAACAGACATACAAAGTTTACCGATAAAACAAATAACAATCGTCGATGAAAGAGGTGGCTTAGGTTCTTACTTTGTTGCTGATGAAGATAACCCCGTTATCGAGGCTAAGACGTATTTGCTTAGAGAGGCTACTTCGTATGAACGTGCTATTCCTAAAAAAGAAATACTCCACATCAGAATAGACTATCGTTCTAATTGGTTTACCGATAATAAACTACGCAGAACCTACGGTATATGGGGTGCAAGCAGATTTACGTCTCTAAAACAACCAATACGCATGAAATATAACAGTATGAACAATAGAGTTTCTTTAGAGGACTCGATGACAAAACAGTTTATCACAATTGACAAATCTGCTATCGAACACATACAAGACCCTGCTGAACAGGCACAAAGACTTCAACATATTATGGATGAGGTTATTACTCTATTCGAGGGATTGCGAGGCGACCAAATACCTGTACTTCCTCATTACGTAGAATTACATCACGTTGATGTAGGTAACAGTTTACCGAACAATACAGGTTTCCTCGACACAATTAACGCAGATATAGCGGCTGTACTACAAGTACCAAGAGTAGCGGCAGGTCAAGAAAAAGGCTCAACCTTTGCGGCAACATTTAACGCAAACCTTTGGGCGGTTCAAGCCATAAGTCGTATGCACAGAATCTTAAGCGAATCAGCAACAAAAATGTTTATGATGCACTTAGACTTGTTAGGTATCTCTTACCGCAAACAAGATTTGCCTACAATTAAATTTGAGGCTATGGATAGCGAGACACCACTAAACATAATGCAAAGAACAGTTATGGGGTACAGCGCAGGACTTCTCACACTAAACCAATCTTTTGATTTGCTTAATCTACCAACCATAGGTAAAGAAGGCGATGAAAGAAAGATAACAGAAGCACCAAAGCAAGTAGGGGATTTACCAAGAGAAAACTCACAGGATGGGGCGAGCGACCTTGTTGATTGATAGTTTAATTTTAGGGTTAATATACTTCTCTTGCGGTGTGTTAGGTATTATACTAAGCAAAGTATTAATAAGACATAGAGGTAGTGGTGATAATATGGCTCAGATGAAAATGACAAATCCGAATGAGACACTAATGCTAACTTTTGGTATGGGTGTAGTTATGGCTTGGGTTATAATTGCGGCATCGGCATCGTATTACAGCGTAGTCGAACAAAGAGACATTTCAGACTCACAACTTACAGTAATTGGTCTATTAGGTGGTCCGGCACTT